GGGCTTTCGACTTTGCAACGTTTGCGCAAGCATGAGAGATGGGAATTAGCCCATTCCGTCTCGTCTATTAAGCGCAACCTGCCCGCAGGTTGCCTTTCTTGCGCCAACTCCGAGCGTTCGTCTTGGGAGGCGAACGCTTTCTCCATACCCCCCTCCTCTTCTTCTGACTACCTTTCTTTCGTTAGAAAGGAAGTTTCGAAGATCTTCCCTTTCGGTTGGGATAGGAACTATGACGATTTTGTTTGGCGTCATTGTCCCAACCCGACAGCCAGAATGAACGCACCCCGTGCAGATTTATTCTTCGCTGGCAAGGGGAGATCCTTCCGTCGGCAGTGCCTTACTGGTAAATCAATTCCTATCGATGAACCAGTACGTGCCCGGTATAAGGCGGTCATGAGCGCTGGGAAAAGTAGACCACTAGTAATCTATGATGAAAGTGTCGAAATACTAGCGCCTCTTCACAAGGTGATGGAATGTCATCTTATGAAGCTTCCATGGCGTCTTGTCGGACCACCGACGGAGAAGAGAATATCATCTGTCTGTGCGTATCCTTGCCAAACCTCGGTAGATTTGGTAAGTGCCACAGACAACCTGTCGCTTGAGGTGACAGAGGCGATACTTGGGACTTTGCTTCGAAAGTCTCAGAAGATTCCAGGACCGGTTTGCCTACGGGCTTTCCAGTCACTCCGACCGATTATTGATTGCGGCGGAGAGGAGAAGGAAGTATCGCACGGACAGATGATGGGGAGCTACCTCTCCTTTCCTTTGCTTTCCCTTCACTCGTATCTCGCCGCTAAGTGGGCTCTTGGCGAGAGAGAAGGGAATGTCCTTGTAAACGGAGACGACACGCTCGTCTCAGCAAACGTTTACCTCGAAGCGTCTTCTTACCCTAGCGGGTACAAGCTTAACAATTTGAAGACGATTCGTTCAGAAAATGTCGCCGAAATCAATTCAACAGCATTTCTGAGAGGTTCAAAGGGCAAGTGGCGTGAGATTCGTCACTTGCGGAGAGGTGGATTTCTTTCTGATTACCCTGGTATGATGCACGGCGCATCTGCTGTTCGGGGCTCGGTTGAGTGGACGAATGCGTTTATTCGCTCACGAATCGGAAAGAAGTGGGGGTTCTTGCCTTCCCAGCTTGGGTTACATCCCAAGTCCTTTCCTGCTCACGAGCGGGAAAGGTCAATGTCGAACAGGCTCTTCACCTGTCTTCCGGTGCCGCCCACACAGGCATCGACATTGCTTCTAGCTGTCCGGAGGCAGCTGGATCCCGACGAGACCATAGCTATGTTCCTACATCAGTGGGAACACGGTCGGGAGGGGGGCAAGAAGAGAGACGTATTCCAGCCCACCGTGGGCGGGGTACGTCGGACCTACGCGTACAGATCTGTGAAGATCTGGAAACAGCTTTCTTATCTTGGGAAGCTGAGGGCTTTGAAGGTGCCCGCGCGTAGGAAGGAGGAAGAACTACGTTATCTGCCTGCAGACTACGTCAGTAAGAGAGAGGACGAGATCCTTAGTGAACTGAGATTTTTCGGTTTACAGTGTTTTGAGGATCTCTAGAGAAGTGGTCTCTTGGCCAGGATATGCATATGAGCGAACCGCCGGTGGCGGCACGACTCCGCGGCACCGAAAGAAAGTTGGTGTGACGGTTCGCGGTGATTTGCATGGATGGGGTCGGAAGTACAGATGAGGTGG